ATCCCGAAAAGCAAGGGCTGGCGCCGCCTGATGAAGGAATGCCGCCGCTATATGGACGGCACCGCCTGGATCATGAACTTTCATGAGAACAGGAGAGCGGCATGAATACGTACGAGCGCGACAGGGCGGAGGCCATGCTTGACCGCCTCGCGGACGCGGCGCGCCGCTCTGACGATTTCCGCCGCAGGGCTGTTTCTGCGGGCGTAAAGCCGCAGAAGGCCGCCGTAAAGGCAAAGGCCATGTATGGCCGGGCATACGACCGTATGGTCAGGGATTACAACAGAGGGGTGCGCGCTGCGCCCCTTAAGGATAACGAGGAGCCGTTTTAATGAAAAAGATGGGCAGGGCATGCTTTGAGCGCATGCAGGCCGAGCAGAAGGAACTCGCAGAGAGGATCGGGAAGCTGGCGGTGTTTATCAAGAAGATTAGGATGGACAACGTTGACAGCATAACGCTGATGGTTGACCTTACGGCGGAAGACCAGTGGTACTGCGAGCAGATGGAGGCGCAGCTTAAAGCGATGGCTGACTACAACCAGATCCTGCTGACACGCATCGGATATGCAGTACAGCAGGGCATTGAGGATTAATTATTATTTAACTGAGGGAATTTTTATGAATAAGATCCGTGAAAGCATGAATAACTTTGTCACTTGCACCGCGTACCGCGGTGACAAGCCTGTCTGCACCTGGGCAAAGTGCGTTAGGAATGATGGTACGTACTACTGGAAGACTGTCGAGCATGATGAACTCACCGGCCCCGAGTGCGAGCCGGAGGATCTCGCGGGTGTTTTCGAGGTGCTTAAGAGCACTGGCGTCAGGCTTGACTTCAACAACCACTCTGCGGCGTGAGGTGCATCATGATGGCAGAGGAATTTTGGAGCAAGGAAAAGCTGCAGAAAGCGCGTGCTCAGGTGCAGAGGGACATTGACTTCAACAAGCGCATGTTGGAGGGCATATATGGTGAGTTTGGTCTGTCGGAGAAGTGCAGCATAGCGGGAGAGCTGCACCGCCTTTGGGGTTACCGCGATGACCTCGATGAACTGATTGCCAGGAAGGAAAAGACAGGAGATGTATCATGACCGCCATGTTTCAGCTTGATTATGTGCCCAATGGGATGTTTAACCTCTTTTTAGGCCAGCTTCGCGAACATTCTCATGTACTTATCAATTCCCTGCGGGATGATGTTTATTATGATTTTTACCGCATCAGGCCGGAGATAGAGGAGGATTATTGGGCGTGCCGTGCCGGGCGCGTAAATTTCGATTGCTACATGTGTCCGTACTGCCGTGGCGGGTGGTGTCAGGAGAGCTGCAAGGAGGCAAAAGCAGCGAAGGCCGCCCGGTATGACACAAAAGACGTTATCACATTTATGCACGCAGCATTTCTTTCGGCGCTTTGTGACCTTGCATTTTCAGGCCGTGAATACGATATGCAGCGCGCGATGACCGAGGCTTATACTATCGATGATGAGGTACCGCCTGATGAGGCTTATGCTGATGATGACGAGGTAATGCCTGATGACGCGCTGTCATTGCCGTATTGAATACCGCGGCAGGGCGTACGACAGCTGGCAGGCTCTCGCGGATGATTACGGCCTGTCGGTTTTCTGCGCCCGGAACCGCATAGACCGCGGTATACCGCTTGACCTGCCGAAGCAGAAAAACGGGGCCTGGGTGTTTAAGCCTGTCGAGTATGGCGGGCGCAAATATCCGTCTATGCACGCGCTTGCTGAGGCTTACGGGCTTGATGTGTGGGGCGCGCGATACCGCCTCACTCTCGGTGTGCCGCTTACAGTCAAAGGAGCCTCCTGGTGGCAGGAATTATGGAAGCTGATATGACACTGAAAAATCAAAAGCCGGTAGAGTATAAAGGCGTGATATATCCGTCAATAACTGCGCTTGCCGAGGCTTACGGCCTGCGGCGCGACACGCTGAATTTAAGGCTCAAGAAGCATATCCCGCTTGAGATGTCGAGGTACGCAAAGGGCGTTATCACGTATCATGGCATTGACTATCCGTCAATGACAGCGCTTGCCGAGCACTTTGACCTCAAACTGAGCACGTGCCATATGCGGCTAAAACGCGGCGTGCCGCTCACCCGTCCGGTGCACAAGGGCGCTATGAAGCCTCTTGAGTATGAGGGCGTGAGGTATGAGAGCGTGAAGGACTTTGCGGAGCGTAACGGCGTCAGGTACGAGGACGCAAGCACCTGCATAGACGGGATTAAAGGGAGATGGCTCGATGAAAGAGAGAAAGATTAGCCCCGTCTCGCGCCTGATCCAGGAATGCAGGAATGAGCAGGTTGTGCTTAATTCGCTGCTGAAACGTTTTTGCGGCGTGCATCCTGTCCTGATAATCCCTGACCTTCACGGGCATTACCTCGATGAGAAATTAAGAGGAGTGGGAGACAGACCGCCTCACCAGCACTGGCTCTATACAGAGGAGGAGCCGCCGCAGAGTATGTTTTACGCGCTTCGGGGCGCGCTCTGCCTGATGCGCTATAACTTCGCGCTTGCCGGGCGCTTTCGGCTGTCGGAGGAGCAGGCCGGCGCGATAGCCGCCTGCACCTCGTGCAAGGCCGCAAAGGCCGGCGGATGGCTGTCAGTGTTTTCCACCTGGAGGCAGAAAGCGTGAAGGCGGCGGACTGCGGGCGGCTTGCGTGGGCGCTGTCGGTGTCATGCCTTACAGCTTCAAGAGCCGCGGCGGTGCGGTCGGGGCATTCCCTGATTTACGCGCCGGGCGCTCCGGTGTACGGCATGACGCCCGCTCCGGCTTTGCCGTATGAGGCGCGTTTATACGAGGAGGATTTGAAGCACTGGGCGCGCTACGAAGCTGCCTATATTCTCATGGCCGCAGATGCCAGGGCGCGCGATTGCCTGCAGAAGGCTATAGCGGACGCGCGCGCCGCGGGCACTCCGCTCGAAAGATACCGGCGTCCGCCGGTCATAGTGCCGGTTTCTGCAGGGCTTGATGTACTCAGCGCCGTAACGCTTCATGCCGCGTATGCCGCGGGCGCTGATGTATGCCGGACGTATCACTATAGTGCCGACGCGATATATACGCCCTGCACGCCGGGCTATGAGATGCTGAAAGAGTGGAGCCGCAAAATCTCAGCTGAGGCTGTAGGGCACGCCGCCGGGCAGGTGAGGCAGCAGTGCACAGACGGCAGGGCAAGGATCCTGCTGGCGGCGCGTGAGTGTACGCCGCGTTTCAGCGTCTTTGAGACAAAGACGGGCATTTACGAGCGTGAGATCCTGATAAACCTGCCTGATAAAAATATTGCTCCGGCCCGTTGAAATCCGGCACAAATTGTGCTATTCGTGCTATAATCCATTCAACAGAAACTACAGCCGGGGCAGAAATCATGCCTAACCCAAAAATTCAAATCGACGCGAAGCAGGTTGAGCGGCTTGCAGCCCTGGGAGACTCCTTCGAGGAAATTGCCGAAAGTCTCGGCATTAGTGTTACAACCCTGAACCGCAGGCGTGCTGAAAAGGCGGATCTGGAGGAGGCTATAAAAAGAGGGCGCCGCAAAGGGCTGACGATTGTTGAAAATACCCTGTTCAAAATGGCTACATCGGGCGAGAATACTGCGGCGACGATTTTTTACCTGAAAACACGCGCCGGGCAGAAATGGTGCGAGCGGCAGCAGGTTGATGTTACCAATAACCAGCCCGTCCGCCTGCAGATTATAGATGACCTCAGGGAGTGATGACACGTGGAGGCTCTGAGGCTTTCGGAAATCATCGGTAAAGGCTACTCGGAATTCTGGCACACAAAATGCCGCTATCGGGTAGTCAAGGGCGGACGAGCCTCCAAAAAGTCAACCACCGCGGCCCTTTGGTACATCATCAGCATGATGAGCAGCCCTGCGGCCAATCTCCTCGTTGTCAGGCGTTATGGCCGTACCCTAAAAGACTCCTGCTATGCACAGTTGAGATGGGCTATTGACCGTCTCGGCTATACATCGTACTGGCGCGCAACGACAAACCCGATGGAACTGACATTTACACCGACGGGGCAGAAGATCCTTTTCCGCGGGCTTGATGATGGTCAGAAGATCACCTCGATCACCGTGCCGAAGGGCGTGCTTTGCTGGGTCTGGTTTGACGAGGCGTATGAGTGCCGCGAGGATGATTTCAACAAGGTTGACATGTCCATCCGCGGCAAAATGCCGAAGGGCCTGACTCCGCAGCTTACGCTGACCTTCAATCCCTGGTCGGAGCGCTCCTGGCTGAAAAGCAGGTTTTTCGACAGGCCGTCTCCTAACGTTTTCTCGGATACTACTACCTACAAATGCAATGAATGGCTGACCGATGAGGATAGAGCCATTTACACCGAGATGGCAGAGCGCAGCCCCCGCCGCTATGCCATTGAGGGAAATGGGGAGTGGGGCATATCCGAGGGCCTTATCTTCGAGCGCGTCAGGGAGCAGGATTTTGACGCTAAGGAACTTATCCGCCAGCGCCTGCCTGCCGTCTACGGCATGGATTTCGGATTTACGGATCCTACGGCCTTTGTCGGCGCCCTGGTAGACGCAAAGGCCATGAAGCTGTACATCTTCGTAGAGTGGTCAGGCACCGGAGTTACCAACGCTGAGATATGCGCCGGGATTAAAGACCTCGGCATTATCCATGAGCGCATTTACTGCGACTCTGCGGAGCCTAAGAGCATAGCGGAGCTGCGGCGCCTCGGCCTGAACACGGTTTCAGTCACGAAGGGCGCCGACAGCGTGCGCTATGGCATACAGAAACTGCAGGGCTTTGAGATGATAGTTTCTCCGGCCTGCCCGGGCTTCCTTCACGCGGTACAGAACTATACATGGAAGAAGGACAAGAACGGAATGCCTACAGACGTGCCCGAGCACGACTTCTCGCATTTCCCTGACGCTCTGCGCTATGCTGTATCAGACTTTCGTATGGGCGGCTTCCGCATTGACGCGAGCAACAAGAGGTATTTAGGACTATGACAGATAAAACCGAAAAATCACGCCTCTACATATCCCCGTCAACCGCGGAGGATATCGCGTCAAACCTGATGATGCCGCAGAGGACTTTCAGGGCCTTTGACAGCCTTGATAAGGTTAGGCGCGCTTTTGCCCTGCCTGTCTCTATGGGCGCGCCGAAGGATGAGCGCGAGGCGCTTGATATGGCCTTTGACTCCGCAGGCGGCTACAGCACTATATATGAGAGCCTCCAGCAGCACGCCGGGGATATGGGGCAGTATCCGATTACGAGTTTTATCGGCTATGGGGCGCTCCAGCAGATTGCCCAGAATGGCATGATCCGGGCGTGCATACAGACTGTCGCTGACGATATCACACGCGAGTGGATTACCGTCAAGGGCGGCGATGATACGGATCCGGAGGATGTGCAGCATCTTGAGGATCTCCTGAATCAGAAGTATCACCTGAAAGATCTTTTTCATTCTGCCGCGGCTACTATGGGCTACATGGGCGGCGCCTTTATCTTTATCGACACCGGCGCCGAGGGTGAGGATCTTGCCCTGCCGCTCCGCATCTCGTCTCTTTCGGCTGAGATGTCGGAGGGCATGGCGCTCCGCTTTACCCTTGTAGATCCTGTCAACGTAAGCCCCGGGGATTACAACGCGACAAATCCCCTGCGGCCTGACTACATGCAGCCAAAATGCTGGTGGGTGCTCGGGCAGAAGGTGCACGCGTCGCGCATGATTTCGGTTTTTGACAATCCGCCGCCGCTCCTTCTGCGCCCGTCTTATAATTTCCTGGGCATCCCGCAGGCGCAGATACTTTGGGATTATGTGCTTCACTGGAACGAGTGCCGGATTTATACGGCTGATTTGCTCAAGAAAATCTCGCTCCTTGTAATGCAGACGGATACACAGGCCATCTTCGGCACGCCCGGCGGCGTGCAGTCCTTTGATATCAGGATGCAGGCTCTGCAGAGATACCGCGACAATAACAGCGTTTTCGTCTGCGACAAGCAGGATGAGCAGGTATCCAACGTACAGACTTCAACGGCGGGATGCACCGATATCGTCAGGCAGTCTCTTGAGATGATAGCGGCCATAAACCGTACACCGGCGGTGAAACTCCTGGGAATAAGCCCTTCCGGCTTTAATGCTACCGGCGAGTCAGACCTCAAAAATTATTATGATCACATCCGCACGAAGCAGGAGATCCTGCGCCCGGCTGTCGAGGAGTGCCTGAAAGCCATTGAGATAGCCGAGGCCGGCACGATAGATCCGTCTATAACCTTTGAATTTAAGCAGCTTGGCACCGACAACGACTCGGCGCGCGCGATGAACGCACAGACGCGCAT